GATCACAGAATTAAAGACTGCTTTTGCTATCGGCTGTACTGATGAGGAAGCTTGCGCGTTCGCTAATATTGGAACTTCTAGCTTTTACCGTCATTTAGAAGATAAACCAGAATTACGGGAGGAATTCGATAGGCTTAAAGTTTCACCCATACTAAAGGCTAAGGACACTGTAGTTAAGGCACTACGAAACGCTAAGGATGCACAGTGGTATTTGGAGCGTAAGGCTAAGCATGAGTTTGCTACTCGTACTGATATCACAACGGATGATCAGCCTATTAATATCACAACCATGAACTATGTCCCAAAACAAGATGAAACAAGCGAATAGTTTTTTAGGGGTGGTGGTCTTTTTCTGATGTCTAATATTACAATCCCTTACATGTACGAGCCACGGCCGTATCAAGTTAATTTGTTAGCAGCAATAGACTCTGGTATTACCAGGGCTGTAGCTGTGTGGCATCGGCGTAGATCGAGCCGGTAAAGATAAGACCCTCATTAACCTCGTAGCTAAAAAGATGATAGAGCGCGTCGGTACGTATTACTATTTCTTTCCTACTTACAAGCAAGGTAAAAAGATATTGTGGAATGGATTAGACCGTGACGGGTTCAAGTTCACCGACCATATCCCCGAAGCGATACGCAAACGTACAGACAATACCGAGATGCTTATTGAGACTATCAATGGCTCGATACTTCAAATCGTTGGTACTGACCGATACGACTCAGTTCGTGGTACTAACCCTATTGGTTGTATCTTCTCTGAGTATTCGTACCAAGACCCTAACGCGTGGAATACGGTGCGCCCTATCCTAGCCGAGAATGGTGGATGGGCTGTGTTCAACTACACGCCAGCAGGCGATAATCACGGCAAGGACTTATTCGAATTAGCTCAACAGTCAAAAGGTTGGTTCTGTCAAAGACTAACGGTTGATGATACTCATGTGATTACGCCTGAGATGTTGCAACAAGAGAAAGAGGAGATTGTAAGACAGAATGGAGATGACTCATTGTTTATGCAAGAGTATTACTGTTCGTTCGATGCGCCTGTTGTTGGTTCATACTACGGTAAATGGATGACCGAGGCTGAGCGTGAGGGTCGCGTTCTCGACTTTGGTTATGAAACAAACATACCAGTACACACAGTGTGGGATTTGGGTGTTGGTGATGCTATGTCAATTTGGTTTGTGCAGATAGCAGGTAACGAGATTAGACTGATTGATTATATGGAGTCAGAAGGTGAAGGCCTCAACTACTATTTCAAAGAGATGCGTGAGAAACCATACGTGTATGGTAGGCATATAGCTCCACACGATATTAAGGTTACAGAGATGACTAGTGGCATTACTCGTATCGATACGGCATCTAGTCTGGGAGTAAACTTTGAGGTGGCACCAAATGTTCCTATTGATGATGGTATCCAAGCTGTACGTTCTATTCTTAACCGTTGCTATTTCCACAAGACCAATTGCGAACGTGGTATATCGGCCCTCAAGAACTATAAAAAACTATTTGACGATAAGCGAAAAACATACAAGAACGCACCAGACCATGACTGGTCATCACATGCTGCTGACGCTTTCAGGTACTTAGCGGTGAGCGGACTTGATGGTGGTGCTGGTAATGGAAACCCCGAAGTGTACAATAGTAAAGTAAGAACTACCCCTTCTATATGGTGACAATGGAAGAATATAGCTATGACATGGAGACTGAGAACAACGCTGAGCAAGCTGAACAGTTGTTACAGACGTTGTTTCCCGACCTTGCAATTATCCGAGACCTGATGCTTACTCACAGGTTAGATCATACAGATATTATCGAGTTTTTTACCAATGTAGCCTTAGTTCAGCGCCGTGGGTATGGCACGGTACAGATGGTTATAGCCGATGGAAAGATACAAAAGCATGAGGCTACGATACGAACACTTAAGATGACCGAGTCACAGCAAACGGTCAAGCCTTAGGGTTATGGTAGAATATAAGCAGGTAGCAGGAGAACCTTGTACCGCCTTAGAGGGCGGTTTTTTTATATGCCAGATCAAACATTTAACATCAAAGATATAGCACGAGATGCCCGTGTCCACTACGACGAGTCAAAGGCCGAGCTAGACGTTCGCATTACCCATTCAAAGCAAGGGTTCGATGGGTATGACATGTTATATCGCTCCCAGATTGATGCCGCCACATGGCCGTACAACGCTAAAGTATTCATACCTCTCGTATTCAAATCACTCTACGGTAAGGGTTCACGGCTTGTCACGGGTAAAGTTAAGGGTACGTTAGTTGCTGGTCCTGGTGGTAACGAGTTGGGTGCTAAGGTAGGTACTGAACTCTTATCAGCACAGTACGACGACCACGATTTCTACAATAATGAGTCAATGATTAAAAAGATATTCCGGCTAGACCAGAACGCTCGCAAGTATGGTGCTGGTGTTGCGTTAGTCCCTTGGATGTACAGGAAGCACGAAGGTAAGGTTGAGTTTGATGGCCCAACACTTGAAGTATTAGACAACAGGCGTGTCATGTTCCAACCAGGTGCAAAGTCTATTGACGACTCTTTATACGTGATGGTTGAGCGTGTCCGGTCTCTTCAGGATATGCACGATACGGTTAATGTAGGTGAGAACTTGGCCAGAGAGTACACATACTCAAAACTCAAAGAGTTAGAACGTGTAGCCGAGAGTGTGGCCAAAGAAGACCCGAATCGTGCTGACTCAATCAATACGATTATCCGGGGGTTGTCTGGTTCACGCACAGGTTATGGGAATGATAGAGAGTTTATTGTCGTAACGGCATACTACGATGATAAATGGGTATCGTGGACACCTGACACGGGGAGTATTGGTGAAGAACCTGGACTTATCCTTAGTGTCAAAAAGAACCCATACGATCACAGACGCAAACCATTCGTTCTCCACGAGTATATTCCTATCGATGATGATATTTACGGCGCATCAGGTATTGAATCGGTACGAAGCGAACAGTTAGCGATTAACGCATTATCTAGTTTGTTCATTGAGAGTTCAGAGACTAGCCTGTATCCCATTGTCCACGGACATAAAACTAATGTTGACTGGAATACGATTGAGTACAAACCTAAGGCAGCATGGATTATGAATAATCCCGGCACCGACATTGTTCCTCACACCAACGATACGCAGTTCACCAAAGTATTTGTTGAAGCGTACAGGATGTTGTCCTCTTCATTCTCTGAGGGTATGGGTGAAACAGCACAGGACTCAAGCAATATGTCAGCGTTCCAGGCAGACAAAACGGCCACAGAAGTTAAAGACCTAGCGTTTCAACGCGGTAGTCGTGACAACTTGGAAAAACTGTTCATGGCAGGTACACTCACACGCATCTTTGGTATGTGGTGGAGTATGGACAAACAGTTCTTAACAAGCAAGAAGATTATCAACATTGTGGGTAGTGATGCTCTTCGGTATTTTATTGATGAAGGATTAGATGGGTACACGTTAGCTGACGAGGGGTTTAGATTCCTAGAGAACTGGATGGAGGAGAATCCGGGGTTACCTTTTGATGAGGCGTATGAGAGTCTACGTGAGGCTGGAGTGTTAGACGCCTATTCCGAACCACTATATCCCGTGGCTATTAACGGTGAACAGTTGCCAAAACTCCAATTAGCTAAAGGTGGTAAGAGTGGATTCTTAGCTGTCGAACCGAAAGACTTATCGGGTGAGTACAGATTCCAACTAGACCTCAATACAATCAGCGCCAAGTCACCGGAATCAGAGGCAGCATCACTCTCAATGTACTACGACAAGATGCATGAAGCTATGCCCGCACTCCTTGAAGAGGGGTACAAGATGAAACACAAAGAGTTGCTAGAAACTATCGGTGATAAGTTAGATATCAAGAACGCAGAACAGTATTTTGAGAAGATGGACCCACGGGAATTAGAACAGATGAAGATGCAGGGGGCTGGACAGATGCCCCAGGACCCGAACATGGTACAATCACCTCAAGGTCCTCCAGGCCCCCAACAGCTTATAGGGCAACAGTTAAATGGACAAGTCCAAACCAACCAACAACCTGTCAGAGCCTGAATACACGGCAGCGGTTAAAGGATTCGCCGAGAATCCGGCATGGGCACAATATCTCAAACCCCTCTTGCTTGAATCGGTACAAGCTGAACTCCCCAAACCTGGCGATGAAAACTGGGAACAACGATACATGTACTCTTATGCGTTAGCGCGAGCTATAGGCATGGTGGTTGATGCGGTAGAAAACACGGCATCTCGTGTTGATTTCGTACGTAAAGCTAAAGATATTGTAGAGGGAAAAGGAGACATGTGGTAGAAGAAAAAGCAATTGAACAGGTAGATGAAATAAAGATAACGCCAGAGACTGTCAGTGTAGTTATGGATGCTACAAAGTGTTCACATTTCTTCGAAAGAGACGGGGCTGGAGTTAAGTGTAGGATGTGTCAATTAGGGTTATATGGAGTGTATGCCGATACAGAAGGAAAGCTGATTAAGTTGTAGTGTATAATTAAATTGGATTACGAGAGAACCTCGAAGCCGTTTATATGTCTATCACACGAGTGGTGGGTATCTAAGCGGCTTTTTTATTAAGGCACGCGCGCGACGCCAGCGAGAAGGGCAGGTGATCAATATGGACAACACAAACGAGGGAGTAAGTGAGATGGAGGAACCCATCTCCGCGGAAAACCCCACCGCAAACAATCAAACCGGTTCGGCTGAGGACCAGCAGGACGACGCAGAAAACACAAGCCAAAACCAGGCTTTTGCAGCTATGCGTACTAAACTAACTGCAGCAGAACGCAAATTAGCACAGTACGAATCGGACGAATCGTTGTTAGACGCAGCACGAACAGTCCCTGCAAGCCAACCTAGAGATGATATTGAAGAAGAGGTCGAGCGACCTAACGATACCAATACTCAAATCGAGGAACTCAACGTTAGGCTCGATTTTCCTGAATATCAAACGGATTCTCTTTTTAAAAAGAGAGTTGCTGAGAAGTATGCTGCTAGAGTTCTAGTTGCACAACAACAAGGCCGACGTATGCCATCAATGGTAGACGCTGCACGAGATGCTAAGGCAGAGCTTGACGAGTTACGAGGAGGTGCTACATCTGAGGCTGAATCAAAGGCTATCGCTACCGAAGCCAACAAAGAAACAGCCAACGCAGAAAGCGTAGGAACTAGAATACAATCGTCTAACAATGGTTCGGGTGAAATCGAAGAAAGATACCGCAGAATCAATCGGGGAGATTCAGACGCATTAACACAAGTAATTGTAGATGAAGTCTTAACCGAAGAGGACATTAAAAAACTAGATCTATAGCTAGATGCATAATCGCTCAGATTGAGAGGTGAATTAAATTATGGCACAACTAGCAGGAGTCCGACATACATACATGGATACAGTCCGAAGGGAAGATCTTTTGGATCGTATTTCTGATGTATCGCCAGACCGTAACTATCTAACCACAACTTTACCGGTAACTGAGTTTTCTCAGACGTTAACAGAGTGGGCAGAATACTACGAAGCCCGACCAACTAGCAACACCGGAGTAGTTGAAGGAGACGACAACACATATGCCGATCTTTCTCAACCAACCAAATACAACAACGTCTTGCAGATTATCAAGGAGACATTTGCTGTATCTGAAACCGATATTGCAGTTAATAAGGTATCCCCACGTGACGCTTACGCATCTGAGTTAGGCAAGGCAATGGGTCGCTGGAAGTCCAGAATGGAGTTCGCAATACTCCGTGGGACCAAAGCATCCGGAGCATCAGGAGTTGCACGAACAATGGACGGAATTATTCCTTTCACGATCGACAACGGTACTTACACCGTTCGCAATTCAGGTACATCCCTTTCTCAGCAAGAATTTACTGATATGTCAGTTGAAAGCTGGAACACCACCGATGAGCACTTAGTCAATCTATTGCTCACGACAGGAACAGTTAAAACCGCTTTCAGTAATTTCTTCACCACGTCAACACCAAAAACTATCGCCGCAGACGACAAGAGGCTCGTACAAGCTCTTGAAGTTATCGAAGATAACTTTGGTAACATGGTACAGATTCGCGCTCACAAAGATATGCCCGCAAGCACAGTTTTGGGTGTAAACACGAAACTTCTCTCGATTGGTTACTTAACCAACCGCAGACCAAAACATGTCGCTAATGGCATAACTGGAGACAACCGAAAGGGTCACATAGTAGGTGAGGGTGCGATCAGAGTTGCATCTGCTCGACCTTTCTACTACCGCGAAGGTTACAACTTGTAATCTTAGCTCGGTAGCCGAGATAGCTCTCCAGACGGCGGTTTGGGGGGCTTTTCTCGTATAAATAACAAATGAATATAGATGTAGTAACAAACAATCAAATAAGACCCGCATGGGCGGTTCAGGCAGTCGACGACCTACTGAAAAAGATGGGCGATAAACCTATGTGGGAAGGTGTCGATTTTCTCGTCAAAACCCTGTACAAGATAAGGCCTGACTATATGAACGGCTTTGAAGTAACACAGGAAGATCGAAACCAGCTACTAAAAGATACAGGGGCAACTGACGATAACAACCAACGCCACCTACTCTCGATGCCTCCTCTGCTTATGGATCTAGTCGCTTACTTTTATGAGAGTGACGTGGAGGAGGATCCTAAGCGTTTCTTTCGAGAGTTCGCACGGCGTTATCCACAATTCAGAAAGGCGGAGAAGGTATGAGTAGGATAGCACTATCAATGATCATTAAAGACGATAGTGAGTCTGGGTTACTAGAGCGATGCCTTCCAACCATCATGCCGTATGTGGATAAGTTGTTTGTAACAGGTACAAATACCCCGGATGACAAGATAAAGGCCATTGTGGATAAGTATGAAGGCTCATACTCGTTCTTTAAGTGGGTTAAGAGCTTTGAGAAGGCACGTAACTACGCATTATCGCAAATTCCTGACTCTTACGATTATATAATGTGGTGCGATGCTGACGATATGTGGGAAGGGGCTGAAAATATTAGCAAAGCGATAGCAGAAATGGAGAAACGAAAGCTCACGGGTATATATTTTGACT